ACTCGGCGCGCACGTCGTCCACCGTTGCGCCGAGGTAGGTGCCGAGATCGCTCGCCAGGACGGTCACTCGGCACCTACCTCAGTCGTCACTTGTCGTCGTGCTTCTTCGGCTGCGCCTTGCGCGGCGTTGCCTTGCGGACGTCGGCGGGGTCGTTGACCCACACCCGGGTGCCGGCCGGGCCGAGCGGCCCGTCCTCCTCGAGGGTGACGAGTTCGGCCATCAGAACGACGCCGAGCCCTTGGTGTAGACCACAAAGGCGTCCGAACGGCCGACCACGAAGCCGAAGTACGCCTCAGCCAGCAGCAGGACCAAGTTCTCCTGGAAGGCCGAGTGCCACGTCGAACCGTCGTAGTAGCTCGCCTCGTTGGAGATCTTGATGCTGATGTCCATGCCGACGCCGTAGGCGCACTGCGACCAGTCGCCGCCGATCGCCCGGACCAGGGTGTCGGTGGCACCGGCGCCGGTCGCTGCGACGGTGGCCGAGGGGTTGGTGCCGCCGGTCAGTCCGGCGCCGTTCGCGGCGAACGGCGCCGCCGCAGCGGAGACGTTCGACGTGGCGTTCGGGTAGGTGATCGTGAACGGGCCGGTGCCCGTGACGGTCACTGCGGCGTAGATGCCGCCCCACGCCTGGATCGCCGACTGGATGGTGGCGGCGGCAGCGTTGAAGGCGAGGGTCGCCGAGTTGCCGCCCGAGGACAGCACGAACGAGCCCCCGGTGGGCGCGCCGTTGATGGTGAGGGTCTGCGTCTGGTCTCCGGCCCGCCAGTAGCGACCGGACACGCCCTGCGAGAAGTAGGCGGGCAGCCCGGCCAGCGTACCGCCGCCGGAGCGGTTGCCGTTGCTCAGGTCCGGGGGGGTGTCCTGCCCGACGAACAGCGGCCGACCGACGGTGTCGGTGGCCAGCATCGCGTCCACGGCGATCCGCTTGTCGGCGGCGAAGCCGGTGAAGTCGAAGTTGCGGTCGACGACCTTGCCCATGCCGTTGACCAGATCGGCATAGATGCCGCCCGCGCCCTGCGCGGCGGTGCCCAGCGCGACGCTGTTCGGGGTCTGGGTGAGGTAGTCGGCGAACGGGCCGGCGCCACCGGAACGGAGGTCCTTGCCATTGACCGCGGCCTGGTCGAAGGCGCGGGCCAGCGCGGTCGGCAGATCCTGCTGAAGCTGCGAGTACAGCCCGGCCGGGTTGGTCATCACGACCTCCTGCGACACTGGCACGAGGAGAGCGACCTTCTTGCCGACCATCGTCTTGACGCCGACGCCGACCTGCGCGGCCGGCTTGACGCCGCCCTCAGAGACCCACCCGGCGACCGGGATATCCATCGGGACGGGGATGGCGGTCTGCGCGTTGACCGACAGCGGGACGCGCCGGGCGAGCTGCATGACGGCGGACTGCTCACTGGCCTTGGCGAAGATCGGGCCCGTGATGGTCGGCGGCAGCAGAGTGCTGCTGACGGCATTGAGCTGGGTGGCCATCGAGGGCCCCTTTCAGACGTCTAGGACCGCCCCTTGAGCTGGCCCTGGAGGATGGCTGCGAACTCGGCTGCCGGGTCGACAGCCGCCTTGCCGTTCACCCCCGAGCCCTGGGCGGGATTGGGGGCGGGTAAGCGGGGCCCCGTGGGGCCGGGTTCCGGCTTGCGCCAGTGGGGTTTGCGCTCGAGGAGCGCGGTGAGGTCGTTCTTGATCGCGGCCTCGTCGATCTCGCCGCCCGCGCCGAGGTATTTGGCGGGGTCACCGATCGCGGCGAGAGCGTCGGAGGGGTCGGTGAAGTCGGATGCCGCCAGGGTTTCCACCCGTGACGAAACCGCTTGGGTGCGCCAGGTCTGGGCCTCGGACTGCCAGCGGGCCGTCTCTTCCTGCTGCCGCTGCAGTTCGGTCTTGGAGGCCTCTTCGAGCGCCTTCCACTGGGAGACGATCGGCTCGGCTTCCTTGACCCGATCCCGAAGGTTCTTCGCCTCATTGCGAGCGGACTGCACCTCGCCGAGCACGAACGCCCGGGTCTGCTCGTCGAGGGATGCCAGCGAGTCCTCCAGGGACGGCTTCGCGGGCGGATTCGGCGGGTCAGCGGGCGGATTCTGAGCAGGGTCGACTACCGGATCGGACATGCGATTGCCCTCCAGGGGCTCGGGAACTGCCGTTCGCCTCCAGGGCGAGCGGTTTACTTCGGCGGGGCCTTGCGGCCCTCGACGGCCTGCCGGAACGCGATCCGTGCCGCGTTGCCGGACTTGCCGCGCGTAGAGGACACCCAGAGCGCCTGCGCCTCGCGGACGCGGGCGGGCGGCTCGTAGGCGGTGAACACCGGCTCGACGTGACACCGGCAGTTGTCGTGGGTCTTGAACGAGGCCGTCTGCTCGGAGCGGTACACGGCGCCGCGGGTGGCGAGCATCAGGCAGAACGAGCACGCGCCCGGCTCGGGCACCCGCGCCCAGCCCTTCGCCTTCCGATCCCGGCCAGCGTTTTCCACGATCGTGTTCCGGCCGGTGTCGAGTACCAGCCGCTCCGTGGAGGCGGCCAGCCGCGCCTTCGCGTCTGCGATGGCCGACCCAGCGGACTGCGCGGCGTCCTGCTCAGGGCCGCCGAGCACCGCCGAGTTCCACAGCGGCTGCAGCGCCCAGTCCACCACCTGCGCGACCTGCGCGACCGGTGGCGGATCGGCCGGCACCGGGGTGAACCCGGCGCCGACACCCGCCCGCACCCGATCGGCCCGGTACTGGCGCGCCGCCAGCGTCGCCGACGCCTGCGCGTGCCGCCGTACCTCCACCGCCACCGCCGCCTTGAACGCCGGGAGCGATGACTTCAGGTGCAGCAGATCCAGCGAGGGCCACAACTTGGCGATGGCCGCCGCAACCAGCACCGCCAGGCCCGCCTGCGCGGCCTGCGACGCCGCCGCGGGCTCAGCGACCGGCGGGGCTTGCGGGGGGCTCGACATCGCCCGTCGCCGGGTTCACGACCACCTTCGCAGCCTGCGGGTTGATGTCGCGGGCCACCGTGAGGTCGGTGCGGGCCTCGCGGGCCTGCAGGCTGTTCGACAGCTCGGCGAGCACCGACGCGCCCGCGTCCACCTTGCGGTCCACCTCCAGGCGGGCCCGCTCCACCGCCGAGTAACCCAGCCGCTTGAGCACGACGTCCGAGGTCGGCGGCACCGCGCCCATCTGGGCCTGCTTGAACAGCGCATCCGTCGTCCCGGCCAGCGTCGGCGTCGCCGCCGGCTCCCAGTCGGTCTCCAGGCGCTGCATCTCCGCGGGCGCCTCGGCGCCGCCGTTGGCGAACCGCCACACCAGGCGCATGACGTCCTCCAGCGGGCCGGAGAACTGGCCCTGGACTACCTCGGCGCGGCGCACCAGCCCGTTCTCCGACACCCGGATCGCGTCCGCGCTCGCCGGGTTCGCGGTCGTCGTCTGACCGAAGTACGACGGCGGGAAGCCGGTGTAGGACGCCATCAACTGCGCGTGCTCGTCAATGATCTGGGTGAACACGGCGGGGTTGAATGCGGCGAACTGGCCGACCTGCGGGACGTTGCCCTCCTCGTCGCGCTCGAACGCGAGGAACTTGCTCATCGTCATCTGCATCGCCGACTTCGGCGTGCCGTCGGCGGCGACGAAGTCGGACTCCTGAGCGCCCAGGATGTAGCGGTGCGGGATCGAGTAGAACTCCCGGGCGATCTCCATGCCCAGCAGCGCACGGCACGCCGAGTCGGTGGTGTTCATGATCGACGGGGTGATCTCCGAGCGGCCCTCACGGTTCGCGGTGCGCGCCCGGTTCACCAGCCGCACCACGGGTGGCTCACCGAAGCCGTGCTGGTCGCGGTCGTCGATCACCCACGGACCGCCGCCGGTCGCCGAATCCCGGGACATGTGGATCGTCTGCTCCGGCGTGTACAGCACCGAGCGGAAGACCCCCTCCACCTCATACGCCTGGTAGGCGTAGCGGATCTTGCGGGTCCGCGGGTCCCAGGTGACCGTCATGTTCAGCGGCGACTCCACCGTGACCAGCGGCGAATCCCCAGGCCGGTCCGGGGAGCCCACGATCATGTAGCCGCGGCCGAAGACCAGCGCATCCAGGAACGCCAGCGGCGCCTCCGCATCGAGGTCGTTGGCCTGCCAGTGCTGCTGGAACTCCTCGTCGACGTCCGTGGCGTCCGGCATCCGAAAGCCGTCCACGACGCACCGCTGCACCAGCGGGTCAACGCAGATCCGCGGCCAGTCCACCACCGTCCGCACCCCGGCCAGTTGC